GCTAAGGTTGTATTTACTGTATCACCATCTAGTAGCACAAAGCCAGCAACACTAGCACAAGCTGGTAACGGAGCTATCGTACAAGGTAGACCTGATGACATTGGTGTCGTACAGGTAGGTAAGACAGCTGACTTTGCTACGGCATTGCAGCACATGGCTACACTCGAGAAGAGGTTGAACGAAGCGTTCCTGATTCTGTCAGTTCGGCAGTCAGAACGTACAACAGCTGAAGAGGTACGTATGACACAGATGGAACTAGAGCAACAGCTCGGCGGCCTCTTCGGATTGCTCACGGTTGAGTTCCTAGTTCCATACTTGAATAGAAAACTAAGTATATTCCAGAAGACAGGAGAGATACCACGCTTACCAAAAGGCATGGTTAAACCTATCATTGTAGCTGGTATCAATAGTCTAGGTAGAGGTCAGGATGCAGCAGCACTTGCTCAGTTCCTACAGACTATAGCCCAGACCATGGGACCAGATTCAATAGGTCAATATATAAACCCAGAAGAGGTAGTTAAAAGATTAGCAGCGGCACAAGGTATTGATGTTCTCAACTTAGTTAAGACTCGTGAAGAGAAAGAACAAGAAGAGCAGAAAGCTATGGCACAACAAGCAGAGATGGAAGCACTAAAAGCTACACCGGCTCTACTCAAGACACCAGCCTTTGATCCTACTAAGAACCCACAACTACTAGAACAAACAGAACAAGGACAACAACCACCACAACAACCACAATAACATGGAAGGAAACACACTAACTATGGAGTCTAATGTTGAGACTACAACTCTTGACAATCTCTCAGAAGAAGAGCAAGACTCCCTAGCAGTTGGTGAGAAGATGGAGGAAGCTCAAGAACAGCTACTCGCAGGCAAATATAAAAGTGCTGAAGAGTTAGAGAAAGGTTATCTTGAGCTACAACAAAAACTCAGCAACAAAGAAGAACCGAAAGCTGAAACTGAGGAGACAGAAGAGACAGCTGAGACAGCAGAACCTAACATACTAGACAAGATCTGGGATGAGGCTACATCAGGTAAAGATTTTACACCTGAGCTAACTGAAGAGTTAAACAAAATGTCTCCTCAAGACTTAGCTAATTTATATTTAGACTACAGACAAAACAATCAAGATACTCAACCAGAGTCTCGTGACTTTTCTGAAGAAAATATAAAAGAGTTAAAAGGTATTGTAGGTGGAGAAGAGAACTACACAAACATGGTACAGTGGGCACAGAAGTCTCTTAACAAACAAGAGGTAGATATGTTCGATGCTGTTATGGAGCGTGGAGATCCACTATCTGCATTCTTTGCAGTGAGATCACTCGCCTACGCATACAATGACGCAATAGGATACGACGGAAACATGGTACAAGGTAAAGCACCTAGACAAAGTAACGATCAGTTCCGTAGCCAACAAGAAGTTGTAAG